CATGCCCGCTCCTGCGTCTGAGCGGGCTTCTGGCGCGTTTTGTGTTGTGTCGGCAGGTTGGGCCTGGGCGCATCGGTTCGGCGTGTCTCAGGGCGTTGTAGACCAATTCAGCGATGCGGGGACGCGAGGGCTCGCCTGGAACGGCCCGTCGAGCCGGATGCCGTCCACCGGGTTACCCTCGCGGTCGCGGACGTATACCTGCGAGAAGTCCATCATCGGTGGGAGCGTATATGCAATGTGCCATGATGTCACGCCACTGACCGACCCAGTGCTCTCACAATGGCAGGTAACCGCGCCATCCGCGCCCTGGAGGTCGAAGACCCCATACGTCTTATGCCGGTTCGCAAAGCTCACGTTGGTACCGTTCACGGTGAGCGATGCCGAGGCATAGTCCGTGTCCGCCACTCCTCCGCTCTGCGCGAACGCAATCCCAGCCCCAGTGATCCCAGTCAGGTTGGGCTGCCAATAGCCGGGGTAATCGGGGCTCTCCTCGTCCGTGATCTCATGCCATGTCTGTGTGCCCGACCAACTGATGGTGCCGAGCGTAGCACTCCATGCCCACGGATGATCGGCATCTGCCCAGGCGTCTGCGGCCTTGGTCTCCTGCGCGTAGACCGGCGACCCATCCCGACCCGTTGCCGGCAAATGCGTGCGCTCGCGCGTCAGCACATGGCTCCCGATCTGCACGGTGTAGTTGACAGAGACGCCATTCCCTGAGGTCTTCACGATGACGCCCGTTGGCCAAGTCCCCCACCCCTTTCCGTCTAGGTCGACGATGGCATACCAATAGGCGTGCTCGCCCTCGGCACATCCGGGGTCAGCGAGGTAGTTGAACGTTGGGTCATCATTGAACTGGTAGGTGTATGCGCCCCAAGAACCGGCGTTGTTGTCGTAGAAGACCCGGCTGAGCGTGAACTGCAAGTTCCCGGCACTAACCGCAACTCCCCAGGACGGCCCAGGGCCTTCTGCCCCATTGCTCGGCGTGCGCTGGTTCGTGAGCGCCAGTGTCCCCGCGAGCGTCAGTCCCGCGCGTGTCGTTGCCGTCTTGACGACTGCCATGATGTCCTCCTGCGGCACCTGCCACTGCAGGACGTCCACTTTTCTTGGCGGCTCGCTCACCACCCCCGCTGCATGTAGCTGCCTCCGCGCCTCGCGCCATGCCGCCCTCGGGCCAGCGGCACACACAACTCCTCCAACACCGACCGCAATGATCACAAGCCACCGCACGACCGTCCATGCCACGCCTTGCTGCTCGTCAGCCATTGCCCATTGCCTCCATCTCGCTAGGTACTCCGTGCCACCTGCACAGTATACCCAAGATGGCGACGAGCGGCGAAGATTTCACAGGCCCTTCCGGTTCGCGTACTCCCGCACAAAGTTCAGGATGAGCGCCTTGCCATCCGGCGTCTGCAGGACTTGCCGCGTGGTGTCGGTCAGCATCCCCCTATCAAGCCCGATGTTGACCTGCCCGATGACCCCGTTGGATCCCGCTCCGGACACTGCAAAGGCCGGCTGTGGTGCAGGCGTCTGCGTGGCCGTCGCTGGCCCGACAGTCAGGTCGAGCGCAGCGTTCCCCCACGTAGTCCCTGGCGTGATCCCAAACAGCTGCTGCCTGCGCTGCTCCTTGGTCATCGCCGCCATCCGGGCGAGGTTCGTCTCCGCGGCTTCCTTTCTCGCGCGCGCCTCGCTCTTCTCCTTGGACGTTCCGGCAATCATGCTCCCGAGCGCACTGATCGAACCGATCGCGCCGCCGATGACAGCACCGGGCAGGCCGAATGTCAACCCGCCACCGATCGCGCCTGCTGCGAGGCCCTTCCACGGCGTGGCTGCGGAGGCAGTGCCCTCCTTGCCCGCATAGACATCCTTGCCGCTGCGATAGAGGTCATACGCTGTGAACGCAAGTCCGAGAGCGCCAAGGGCCTTCCCGCCAAAGCGGGCGAGTTTGCCCATACCGCCAAGGCGCTCGGCGCCGGCGAGGATCTTGCCGCCGATCTTGGTGCGGCCCAGCCAGCCCTTGGCGCGGCCCAGTAGCCCACCGGCTCCGGCTGCCTCTGCCGCAGTCGTTGCACCAGTGCCGGCAAGTCCCGTGCCCGCTGCCGCGGCTCCTTCCGCCTCCAGGGCTTCGATCCGCGCCGCCGTCTGTGCCCGCACGATGTTGGTCTTTTCCGCCTCAGCCGTGGCAACCGCCGCGACCTCGGCGCTCTCGCCAGCCCTGACGGCATTCACCTCGGCCGCCGCGGCCTCTCCTCGCGCGGCGGTCCCGGCTAGCGTCGCCTCGGTCTTCAAGGCTTCGCCCGTCACCGTTGCGGCGACTTCCGCTGCCTCGCCACCGACGGCGGCAGCGGCTTTCTTGCCGAACAGCCCAGCGATGATCTCCAAGCCCGACTTGATCGATGGCAGCACCATCAGCAGCATACCTGCGGGGATCGCCATGCCCGTCAAGGCACCGCCTACGGCAATGAGGGTTTTCCCAGCCGGGCTTTCGGCAACCTTCGCCAGCGTGTTGGCCAGGCTCGTCGCCAGCGGCACAACGAGCTTCAGACCCGGCAAAAGGCTATCGCCAATCGCAGTCTTGATCTGGAAGAGGGCGTCCGACAGGTTGCTGAGTTGGCCCGTGACCGTGCTCGCCATCTTCTCCATCCCGCCACCGAACTTCTCTCCCATGATCTTCTCAAGCGAGGCCTTGAGTGTCGCAATACCCTTTGCGTCCTGATAACTGCCGGTCCAACCCGCGCCCTTGAGCATCTGGCTCGAAATGCCGAACTCCTTGAGGCGCTCGAGACCACCGCCACTGATGGCGTCGGCAACCGCCTCGACACCATCTGTCACGCGCCGCCCCATCGCGCCGGCCATGTTCCCGACCATCGGCATCCACTTCTTGGCGCTCAGACCGTAGAGTTCCAGCCGGGTCGTGGCGTCGACGACCTCGCTCATCTCAAAGGGACTTGTGGCAGAGAAGCCCTTGGCCCATTCGAACATCTCCTCGGCCTTGGCGCTGTCCTTCAGGGCCACCTGCAGCTTCTGGCGGTAGACCTCCATCTGCTGTGCGGCGTCCAGGGATGATTTGCCAAGCAGCATCATCCCAACGCCAGCCCCGGTCAGGACGGTACCTGCACCACGCGCAAGGCCAATGGTCTGTTCCCACGTCGCGTTGAACTGGCTGCTCTCCTTGCGGGCCGAGCGCAGCCGGCCTTCCAGGGCGGCAAATGCCGGGGCGGTCTTGTCCGTCCCGGCCAGCAGAATGTTCAGTTTCACATCAGCCATGTTTGGCTCCGCTCGGCGGGTTCATGCTCGCCCACTCTGCAAGCGCGCGCCCATCGTGGTACGCGCAGAAGGTCTGCGCCTCTTCATACGACATTGCAGCTAACTCCGACGGCGGCAGCCCTGTTGTCGCGCACAGCTGCGCCATCAGCAGCTCACATGGCAACTGGGCGCCATTCCGGCTGCGCCTATTCCAGCGCTTCATCACGCTGTCGAATGCCTCTATGCCTCCGCTTCCTCGTGGCTGGGCGAAGGCGCCGTATGCTGCTCGCGTCCAGGCCCCCTTTTTTCCGCAAGCTCCTGCAGCTTGTTCAGGTAGGCCGCCATGATCACGAGCTTGTCCGCCGTGGGGATCGCATTTCTCGTCTCATCCGTGCAGGGGATCGGTTTGCCGTCCTCGTCCTCGACGCCCTCCCAAGCCCGGCAGCCTTCCACGAAGACACGGCAGAGGGGCTCCACAACCTCAGGGCGGATTTGCGTGTCTCCGCCGATCTCGATGGTGATGTCCCCGTATTCCTGCTCCACACGCAGGATGTCGCCCATCGCCTTGTCAGCTGCTGAGAACACCCATCGCGCACCGAGCGCATCAACCTCAATCCGCAAGGGCGGTCGATAACTCATGAGATGCTAACCCTCCCGAACAGTTGCCCGGACGCCAGGCCGAACTCGTGCTCAAACCCGACCACATCCTCCGCGCCGATGGGCAGGTTCCAGCTGTCTGGATGCATGTCGCTCAGCGTGATGGTGATGTCATCGCCGGCAGTGCCGTTCTTCATCGCGATCACGATGTCCACAGCCCAGTCTGGATCGTCGGCAAACTGGTTCGAGTAGGGCCACGGTTCCGTCGTGACGCATGAGAACTTGATGCCCTGCGCACCGATCACGACGCCAGTCGGCCAGCGCTTGTCACCGGATGTCTTGGTGCCCATCGTGTTGACCCGCTTGGCACCGAGGTCATTCTCCAGCGAGAAGCTCTGCACGCCGTAGTCAGTGCCGCCAATGGTGACTGTGATGTCAGACAGCGAGTGGCCCTTGAGTGAGTTGTACGCGCAGCTATCCGTGCCAGCCGCTTGGCTGTCCAGGTTCGAGCACATCACACCGAGGCTGTACTCCACCTCGGTGTCGTCACCTGCGCCAACGCTGATCGTGGCGCGCGAGGGCTGGCCACTGGCCACATACTCGATGCCGTTGACGCCGTCATCCACCTCGATGAGCAGATCCGGGAAGGCCGCCACAATGACGCCGGCAGACGTGGGGAACCAGAGCGCCAGATCGGTCTTGGCAACTCCCACCGCCTCGATGGTGCATTCCGCCGCAAGGATGCCTGGCCGAGCGTGGACCTGGTTCTGTATCCCCACCTTGCGGATTGTATTGTGGCTGATTGAGAGGCTCCCGCCGGTTACTGCGCGGCACAAGGCGGATGGCGTACCCGTTGCGATTTTGGATACGCCGGTGACCTGTCCGGTGTAGATGTTAGCCATCGTCACTCACGTCCTTTGTGGGTGGCGCCTGCTCGGCGGGCTTCGCATCGGGCTGCGGCACAGCCTTTGGCACGCGTGGCACGAATGGCCCGCAGGGCGCCTCTACTCTGTCCTTGGGCGGATGTTTCATGCGTTGCCTCCCGATCTGACCATGACGCGCAGGTCACAGGCGATGGCCCACAAGTGCGCGCCGAGTTCACGGATTGTTGTCACCTCTGGTGCTGCATAGCTGCCATCGTCATGCCCGAGGTCCCAGCCATCCCAGATGACGTTGACGATCTGCGCACCGGCCCCATCAGCGCAGGTGAGTTCCACCTCCGTGCGAATGCCAGTTGCTGCGATCACTGCCAGCTTCCGCTGGGGATCGTGGAAGAGTGCCTTGCCGATGATCTTTGCATAGCGTTCGCGGGCGCGGGTCATGTTGGGCTCTCTCTCGCCCGCGTCCGTCCAGCATTGCTCCCAGGTGCGTATGTGGGTCACCCGGACGCGTTCCTCTGTCATCTGCACGCCGCCCGTTCCGGCCCGATCTGTTGGGCTGGGGCCCAGGCCCCGCACCAGGATGGCCGGGCAATGCCCTGTCAGGTCTCCCAGGGTCGGATAGTCCGCATAGTCGCCGTGATCGAGGATTGCCAGCGGGGTCTCGCCGTCCGTCGCCGTGGCAGGGAACCACGAGGCTGGCAAGCCTCCGGTGTGCAGATCGCCATCGGCACCGCGTAATACTGCCAGGACGGCCTCCACGATCTCTGCCGTGTGGACGAAGTCAATCGCCATGCTCGGCTACACCCTCTCCACAGTCAGGTTCCAGTGGTACGTCCTGGCGGCCCGGAGCACGACGTAGTAGTGCCAGTCCTTCTCGCCATCGATGCGGGCATGTACGCGCCAACCGGGGCCTATGTCGAGATCGCTCTGCAGGCGGCAGACATAGGTACCTACGCCGACGCGACCGAGGGCGGCAACCTCCTGCCGCAAACTCATACGCCGCAGACTGCACCGCTGCACTGGGCGAAGGCGCTCCGACCGCTCACGCTGCAGATCATCGGTGCCGGTCTCCGCAGAGATGGGCTCGGCGATGCGGCAGTCGGCGTTGTACACTACGCGCCCAGCTCCTCTCCTGCGACCTCGCGCAGTTTGCGGGCAATCAGGGCCTTGACCATGCGCTCTTCTGTCGCATTCCACGCCGCATCCGGCGCGCCGTACAGGAAGTGGGCCTGGCCGCCCTTGTAGCCCTTCTTGGGCACCTTACGCATCGGCCACTTGGCGGCGAAATCCGCTTTGGTGTGCACGAAGTCCTCGTTCTCATGCTGCACTTCGGCATAGGCTTCAGCCAACCCACCGAAGGTCACCTCTGCCACAAGCTGCCCGACGTGGCTCATGTGTACGTCCGCCTTGCCCGAGCGGCGCAGAATGCCCTCAGCCGCTGGCGTGCGCTTCATCGCGCGCCGCAGGACATGCAGGCTTGCACGATCCACGACGGTTCTCAGTCGGGCAAAGGCCGTGTGGCTCAGCCGCTTGCCGCGGGCAATGAGCAGCCGCACCGCCTCATCCTCGACGTAGACCTCAAGCATGGTTACACCCGTGTGCGGATCGTGCGGTTGATGAAGGGCTTGATGGCACGCCAGGCCAGAAGTGCGATGCCGACGGGGACGCCACTCAGACCGCGGTAGCTGAACCCGAGGCCGTCAATGGTCGCCGATTGGACGCCCTGTGACTGCAGCTCCAGATGATCCACGAGCTGCGGATTGGCCTGCTGTTGCAGCAGCCAAAGCGCCTGCTCACAGACTGCCTCCTGCACTCCTGCCGGAATGCAACTTGAGCCGTCCGCATCGACATCACCAGCACGTGGGAAATGCAGCGCCTGGGTGGTCGTCTCCGGGGATCCGAAGAAGCGATAGCGCTCGGCAGTCGTCGTGTGCTTGCTCCCACCCAGGCGCTCGATCTGACTGGTTGCCTGCACCAGGGCACGCTCGCGCTGTGCTGCCGGGAACCCGAGCCAGGTGTCTTCGCGAAGCGTATCGGCGAAATACCCGTTGGCGTCGGATAGCGAGATGTAGCTGTTGTCGGCTGCGCCGCCAGGCGTGCAGGTCACAGGCATGATGATCTACTCCCTCGTTCCGAGGACGTAGTGGACGGCAACGCTTGCTGCGGTCAGGTCCTGCCCGGTGCCGTTCTCTGTCCACTTGAACGTGAGCGCCTCATTGGCGTCGAGTGTCAGGTTTGCCGTAGTCGTCGTCAGTGTCAGAGCGAACGGCACATGGGCTGCGATGCCAACGCTGCTCGTGCGTTTCGTGGCAACCAACACCGACGACGTCCCGGCAGCCCCCTTGCGGTAGACCGTCGCGATGCCATAGTTGCTGGAATGCGCCGCGATGGCAGTGTTGTCGAGCAGGTCAATGCCCAGAATCGTGCATGTTCGCGGAGCCACGAAGATCGGTTTCTCCGTCTCAGCCGATCCGGTCATGGCCCCAACGCTCGTTACAGAGGTGATTGGCTCAAGGTCACTCTGCGACATGGTGGGCCTCCTTCGTTTTGCGTGACCGCCTCACGGGCTGTGCAGTGGTGGTCTCCTCAGCAGGCGTTGTGACAGGCGTTGGCTCGGCCTCCCGGAGGAGCGTACCGTCTTGGGCATACACGGCAACGCCATCCGGGGGGATGCGGTACCAGCCAGCCTGCGCGCAGACCGCGTCCAGATCGAGCCCTGTCGGGTAGTACGTCTCGACCAGGGCCGGGGCTCGCGGGTCACTCGCCGCAAGCGGGACATAGAGCTTCGGCATGTTGCGAGGCCCCCTTAGTCAGCGTCCTGCAGCATCTGGAAGCCCAGCGTGCTGTCGATCACGCCAACCCCGTAGAACATCGTCCCCACGAGGTACTGGCCGCGCTTGAGCTCGTCGCGCTGCGTGTTGACCGTCAGATCGCGCTTCCACACAGCGCCCATCGCACGGTTGGAGATGAACGCACCCATGTAGTCAGCGCCAGCGTTGGCAGTGGACTGGCCGGCGCTCGTGAAGCATTTCACGCCGAACACAGTGGTCTCGTAGTAGTCACGCCAGATGTCCTTGGCGACCTGGTCAGACGCGGCGGTGCTGAGCAGCGGGGACGAGCTCTCGCCGAGGAACTCATACCAGCCCCAGGGGTGGAAGAAGGCTGCGTACGGTCCCGGTGCCTTCGCGGTCTTGAGAGCCGTGATGTAGGCCTGGAACTCCGACGCAATGAGCGGGCTGTTCGTCGCATTGCCTCCGGTCGGCGTCGCCCCGAGCGATGAGAACGCCGCCATGACGTCGCTGTCGAACTTCTCCGCGGCAGCCTGACCCAGAGCCTGGCCCACCTGAGCGATGATGGCGTTCTTGTCGCCAGCCAACGCGTCGACGCTCTCGTCACTGACGAACACGTTGCATTGCTTCATGGCCGCCGTGATTGCAGTTGACCCGCCGGTGTCCATCGCCGATGTGGTCGTGTAGCTGTCGCCCTCGGTGGTGTCCCCAAACTGGATCGCGGCATACTTGGGGAAGGTGTACTTGATGCCCGGCTTGCCCCTCAGATCGGCCCACTGCAGGAACTGTTCGGCCACGCCGGTGCGCGGCCAGAAGAGCGATCTCTCGGTCATCCAGAGCGTGGCTTCCCCAATGATCTCGGGGATGATCTCCGTCAATGTGGTGGTGGTCGTTTCGCTCACTGCTGTTCACCTCACAAAGTGACACGCCCGAAGCCGCGGCGCTCGCGTTCCTTGCGCCATGCTTCGAGCGTGGTGTTAGTCGGCCCCCAGCCCTCGGCGGGCTGGTTCTGCGTCTGTGCGCCTGCGTTGGTTGCCTGCCCGATGGACGGCGCTCTCGGGCCGATCCGTTCGGCAAGCGGCTTCGCATCCTCGCCATAGGCGGCGAGTAGCTCGTCTGGCGTGACGGTAGTCAAGCTGCGGAGGAACGCAATGCGGTCGGCCTTCATGGCCTCCCGGGCCATGCTGATCTGCTCGCGAATGGCCTCCTCGTTGTCGCCTGTGACCTGCGCCCTGTACGCGGGCGACAGGTCGTTCGCCTCGGTGCTGAGGATGCGCTCCCGCATTGCCTCCAGCCGCGCTTGCGCGATCTCCTGCTGCGCTCTCGCCAATTCAGCCTGTGCCTCGTTGGCAGCCTTCTGCGCTCTCTCAAGCTCGGAGAGTTCAGCGGCTTCACGCTCGGCCTCGGCCTTGCGAAGCGCCTCCAGTTCGGCCTGCAGTTTGGCCTGGTTCTCAGCTGCCTTGGCACGTTCCCGCGCCAGGCGCTCCTGCACGATGGCATTGACCTGCTCCTGCGTCATGAGGCCTGTCGGCGAGGGCGCAGTATCCCCCGCCGCAGTAGTGTCTTGCGCCTGCCCCGGTTCGTCTTGTGGCGCGCCTTGGCTCTGCATTGCTGCGGTCTCGTCCGTAGTCATTTCTCATTGCTCCTGTCCGTTTGCCCCCGTCGGGTGATGGTCTGGCAGAACCGCAAAAGCCGCCCCGATGGGCGGCTTATAGACCGTGTGTGCTATGCTGCTCGGCTGATGCTACAGCGCTGCTACCTCCAGCGGCTCGGCAATCAGATGCGGCAGACATGCTTCGTGCTCAGCCCGTCCGACCGCTTGCAGCATCAGATGCTTCAGTTCCACGCCGGTGTGCGCCCAGGCCTGGATACCCAGCCGCCGCAGGCGCAGGAAAAAGGCAATGTCCTCCGAGTACCCCTCGAATGGGTCGAAGGGAGCTTCGCCGAGTTCGCTGGCGATGCGCTCGAACACCCGCCGGCGCACCAACAGGCACCCGGCTCCGGCTGCGTCGACGGCGATGATCTGCGACCGCGGCAGGCCCGACAGAAACGTGAGGTCGCCCTTCTCGTCCACACGCCATAGCACGGGCATGAAGGGCTCTCCACGCTGGAAATACACCCCCGTCAACACGTCCAGCCCCTTGGCCTCAAACGGCACCAGAAGCCGCTTGAGCATGTTGGCGTCAAACGTGTGATCCGTGTCGAGCATCAACAGCCAGTCCCCATGCATCTCCGCGACGAGCCAGTTCCGCGCGGTCGCATGGTATGACTGCTGCGCCCGCAGGAGGACGATCTCTTCCGTCGGCTGCAGCAGAAACCGCTCATTGTAGATGGCCATGTGCGCCAACGAGCAAGCAAAGCCCGTCGGGACATTCTCCACACCGCCCATGATGCCGATGGTGCCGATGGCGCTGCGTCCGAGCACGGCAGTCCTCCTCGTTGCGGTTCATGCGCAGGCTTGCGGCGACGGGGCCTCCTCGCCGCGCATCCAGGCCTCCCACTGGTCAACTACTCGTTCCCACGAGCAACGCCGTCGCGCCTCTGCCATCATGGGCTGGCGGATTTGCTCCGCTAACTTCGGCGCGTTGAGCAGCGCGGCCACGTACTCGACAAAGCTCCCCTGGAGGAGGCTATCGGTGATGCTCGCGCCGGTCACCGAAATGCCGTGGCGCACATTCTCGCCCACGGCCCAGATCGGGACGATCACCGGGATGGCACCTCCGCACTGGGCCTCCATGCATGTGATGCACGAGGTCTCGCGGAAATCCGTCAGGTAGGGCCACACGGCGGCTCCCAGGAAGGCCCGGTAAAGCTCGCGTTGCGGGACGCGTCCATGCCAGACAACCCCCTGATCCGCGTACTCCTCGAAGTAGGCGAAGGCCCGGTCACGCAGAGCAGCTGTCT